GCACAGCGCTTCCGCCGCCCTGCCGTCCGCACGCCGGCCGTGTTCCTGCGCAGGTGGCATCGCCAGCACCGCTACCGCATGGCGCACGTCACGACGCGGCGCGTGCAGCAGAACGGGTTCCGGTGGTACTGTTTGGAATTGAGAAAGAAGAAAAACGACCTTGAATAGTCGCCTCCTTACGCTCTGCAAAGAGTATATTCAAACCGTTGACTCGATGTATAATGGCCAGCATACGACAGCGGAGATTCGGGTGCTCGACTCGCAGCGACAGCTATTGCATGACGAGCTGTGCCGCTTGACGGGACTGAGCAAAAGCGCCGACATGTATCGGCACGCGAAAGACGAGCTGCACCGCGCGCGGATGGGTGGCCTATCCGCCGATGACTACGAGGAGGACTAACATGGCCGACCAACCCCGCCTCGTCCGTTCTCACAGAACCCTGGGGTTCGAACTGGGGCGCATTCCCGATCCGGCCAACCCCGGCCGCGAGCTATCGACGCTGCGCACCGGGCCGAACCCGCAAGATCTGGCCGTTTCGCCAGCGCACATGCTTGCGCCGGCGCAGGCCCAAGAGCTGGCCTTCGATCTGCGGATGCAACTCAACGCCGTGATTGAGCGCGCGCGCTTCCTGGGGGTGCCGCTCGACACGCTTCGGAGCCTGCTGGATGAGGAGCTGCGCGGCGCGGAGTAGCCCGTGCTACAATGCCGCCTACCACTCACCACGAAGCCCGCTGTTAGCGATGCAGCGGGCTTCGTGGTGTCACCGCGGCGCGCCCAGCAGCACCGCCAGCGCTTCGGCCCGGTCGCCTCTATCAGCGCCGATCTGCACCGCCAGCGCCTCAATGGCGCCTGCCAGGAGTGCGCCACGCGACCCATAGCGTGCCGTGTAGATCCAGGGCATCTTGCGGCCCGCTTGCAGCGCGCGCGTCAGCAGGCCCTGCTCGTACAATCGCGCGAGCGTGGTCGTCACCGTGCTGTGCGCGATGGTGCGCTTGCAGCGTAGTGTGGCGAGGAGCTCCCCGCTACTCTGGGGGCCATTGTCCCAGAAGCACTCCATGATGGCGAGTTCGAGCGATCCGATCAGGCTGGTCGTCATATCGAGCATGATTGTGTGTCTCCGTGGTGATGTGTCGACTATCTACCACGGAGTGTAGCAGATGTGGCGAACCAAGCGGGCGCCAGAACGCCGGCGGGGAGATCCCCGCCGGCATTGTGGTCCACCGCTTCTCTAGAGACCGATGCGTCCGAAGGCTACCACCAGCGCCGAGAGTACGACCACCGTCGCCAGCAATGCCTTCAGCAAAGCCTTCAACGTTTCCCAGTTGACCTCGACGTGTTTGCCAAATACTATGCCGCACAGGACTGAATTTGGAAGTAAGGGTGGCATAGTATATAATCCAGTAAAAGGAGGTGATTACTATGCGTGGTGATATAGTTGTTGTTCGGGCCTTCAAGGGAAGGCCATATGTGCGGCGGGTGTGGGAATCAAGCCCTGACGCTGTGTATATTTGTAGCGAGGAGCGATTCCAAAAACTAGCGGAAAATCAGGATGCATGGCCACCAACAGGATTCCCTCGGGAAGATGTGTTTTGCTACGATCCGTCACTCGTGGATGTTCTGCGAGATAACTGGCACGAGGATCAATCTTTATGGAACCGCCTGACCATCTGGCAAGAAGATCAACAGAATTAACACAAGTTCGCATGGTGAGCCGAGCGATCCCGTATTCGCTTCGCTCATCAGCGCGATTCGCATTTGGGCATCACTGCCTATGACTCTGGACAACGGCACACTGCACCAAGCGATCGAAACGCTACGCGCAGCTGGTGTCATCGCCGTACCCGAAGAACCAACGCTGGCTCCTGCGCCAGCTGAGAAGGCCGAGAAGAAGCCGAAGGTAAGCGAGTGATGACCCTTGCCGAGTTCGCCGCCCAGCTGGCGGAACACGTCGCCCACGATCGGAACTGGACGCTGGAGCAGCTGCCATCGCCATTTTCAACGATGCTCCAGCGGCCGTGCTCGCCACTCCCGACGATGCTGGCCAGCTTACTCCTCGCTCCGCAGCCCTGACAGCGCTGATCGCCGCCGCTCGCCCGTGCGCCGGTCGATCCCCGTGCGATGCCACTCCTCATCCTCGACTCTGGCCCGCAGCGTCTGCTCCAGGAGCGCGGAGAAGCGCAGCAGCGTCTCGCGAAATTGGACGATATCCAATCGCGTGCCTTGCATAATCGAGATGAGTTGTTTGACCACAAACAGGCTGTCGTCAAACGCTTTCCGCAGCTCCACGTCGGTCATACCACGCTCGATCGTCGTCGCGATGTCCTTGATCTGCTCCGCGAGTTGCGGCGCGGCGTCATGGAGCGCATCGACCTGGCCGGCGGTGATGGCGCTGTCGGTGATGTGCTGTTGCACCACAGCTGGCGCCACGAGCGGCGTCAGCTTGCTGTCGATCGCCCCTAACCGCTGCGCCACGAGCGAGAGCGCGCTGGGAAGGGGCAGCGCGGACTCAATGCGGCGCAGCAATGGCTCGATCGCGGCCATGTGCGCTTCCAATTCGGCCTGGCGTTCTTCGAGCCCTCTGAGGTGCTGTGTGAGTTCAGCGTTCTGCATGGGCGTGCCTCCTGGTACGACCGGCCGATCGCATCGGAGCAAGTAGGCTAAACACGATCGGCCGATCGCCGCATTACTATAGCACCTGTATGTGCATATTAGGTGCGGCGTGGTATAGTAAGGCACGGAGCAAGTACCGCGTGGACGGCTTGCTCTTTTTTCGTGCTTGCGAGGGCCGTGGGCATTCAGGACGATCTCAAGCGCCTTGAAATTCGCAACGAGCGATTGCACCGGCTGCGGCTCTTGGAGTTGCGCCAGGCGCGCCAGGGCAACGAGACCCCGCCGCACATTATTATTGAGATCGAGTCGACCAAGGCCGAGCTGGGCATGTCCGATCTGCTGCTGGCCGAGAAAACATCGACGGAGTTCGCCGACACGATCGGGCCGGCCGGCCAGTTCCTGGTACTCACCCGGCTCCTAGGCCAGCTGGCGCAGCAGGGCGTTGAGCAGGGCGCGCGCGCGGTCGAGGGCATCGAAACCCTGCGGCAGCAGATCGAGGCGCGGATCGAGACGCAGGGCCGCGCGACTGAGGAGCGGATCGATCGGGTTGAAGCGCATCAGCAGATCACGAACGATGGGCAGGATGTGGCGCGCATCGCTGGCCAGAAGCGCACCCGTCTGGCAATGTTTGCCATTGCGCTCAGTCTGATTGTCCTGGCCGGCGGTGTGGCGTTTATCGCGGTGACACTCCGCGCCCACGGGTTTTGAGATGGCATTAAGCATAACGTACAAAGTATCTCCTAATCACTCGTCACGCAATGGCACGGCCATTTCGATGATTGTGCTGCATGCCACCGTGGGATCGTTCGCCAGTTCACTCGCCTGGCTGTGCAACCCGCAACCGAACGACCCCGATAATCGCGTGAGCACGCACTACCTGATCGACAAGGTCGGACACATCACGCAACTCGTCACCGACGATATGACCGCCTGGCACGCCGGCCGCGCGCGATGGCTGGGGCATACGGACATCAACGAGCGGTCGCTCGGGATCGAACTGGAGAACGATAACAGCGGCCACGACGAATACCCCGCCGCGCAGCTGGCCGCCTGCCGCGATCTCTGCCGCGAGAAGATTGCGAGGTACCACATCCTCCGCGCCAATGTCGCGCGGCATCTCGACATCGCCATTCCCGCCGGGCGAAAGAGCGACCCGGCCGGCTTCCCGTGGGAATCCTTCGTCGCATCGCTCTACGCGCCCGCTGCGCCAATAGTACGTCCCCCATCCCCGCTTATCCACACGGTCAAAGCCGGCCCGCGCGGCGCCATCGCGCGCACGGATTACCGGGGCAGCGGCGCTGCTGTGGCGTATTATCCACCGGGGACGCCGATTGATCTCGACGATTTTAATCAGAATGAATATCGCCACACCGCGAATGGGGCTGGCTTTATTGCACTAGGCGATTTAGAAGGAGCAATGTCATGACCAGGGCACTCTTCACCGTCAACGATGTGCTGGAACGCAAGGACGCCGAGGGCGCGCCGATCGCGCAGATCCTGAAGATGAATCCGTCCTACGTCAACAATCCAGACCATCCGAACTACGCTTTTTGGAAGGCCACGCCGACGGGCAGTTTGGAGATGACGATCAACAATCCCGATGTGTTTGGCTTCTTCGTGCCCGGACGAAGCTACTGGTTGGACTTTACACTGGTTGAAAAAGCATGAGGCCGCGCTACGAAACCCGCAGGGACGGATGGCCGCTGTGCCCCGTGTGCGGCGAAGACGAGCTGTATAGCCTGTTCTTCTGGGATGGCGAAGGCGAGCGCCCATCCATGCAGGCGTGGATCGATCACGGGCTGCGCTGCTATAGGTGCAGCTATGATAGCCAGCAAGGAGTCGTGATGCAACCGCCCTATCCGCCGCCGATCGTCGCGCCCGCTGCGCCACCGCAAGACCGATCCACAGTCGTCAAGCGCGGCGGCTACATGGTTTGTGTGTTGTGCGGACTCATGATCGACTACTGCCGCTGCGGCACAACGCCCGCCGGCGTTGGCCCGCCGACCGAGGGCGCTGCTGCGGCGGGATTGGAGCGCAGGATCCGCGAGGCGCAGAAGCGATGATTCGCGCGTGCCTCTGGACAATCATCGGCGCGCTGTGGGTCGTGGGCTGGTGGCTGATGAGCTTGGTACTGGAGGGATTATGGCGATCGACTTTACGCAGTGGCTGTGGATCAACTGGGCGATTCTCGCGCTCACGCTGGGCGCGTTCTGGACGCTGGGTAGCTGGATTGTGACGACGCTGCTGGGCGCGCTCCGACGAACGCCATAAATTTTTTCAGGGTAATTCAGGTTTATGCTCACAAAGAAACAACGTGACTTCATCGCTGCCTATGTCGAGTGTTGGCATATCACGAACGCCGCGATCACCGCTGGCTACTCGAAACGATCGGCCTATTCGATCGGTTCCGAGAACCTGAAAAACCCTGAAATTCTGGCCGCGATCGAGGCGCACGTTGCGGCGATTATGCCGAAGGGCGAGGTGTTGGCGCGCCTGGCCGAGCATGCGCGCAGCACCGCCGACGACTTTTTGACGATTGAGCGGGTCACGCGGCGCGATATGCAAATAGCCATCGTCAAGAGCGACGATGGCGAAGAGGAAACGCGGTTCGTCGAGGGCCCGGAATACGAAGTCCTGGAAACGCGACTCGATCTGGAGAAGACCAAAGATCGTGGCAAGTTGCACCTGCTCAAAGAATACAAGGTCGATAAGGACGGCGCAATCACGGTCAAGTGGCACGACAGCCAGGCCGCCTTAGCGCTGCTAGGGCGGCATCACAAGCTCTTCGTGGATAAGGTCGAGCATAGCGGCCCGGACGGTGGGCCGATCGACGTGACGAGCGCGGCGATGGACGCGGCGGCCAAGGAACTGGAGACATGGCGCAAGCAGATGACCGATCGGCTATCGAATATGCCAAGTGCAGCGCCGACGCCGCCTACTTCGTCAACGGATTTGGAATCATAGACGATGCCCAAGGCCACGGTGACTCTAGTGGCACGATGCCATTCACGCTCTGGCCATGTCAAATCAGCGTGATGTGGGCACTGATGACTGAGCGCCTGGTCCTCATACTCAAAGCGCGCCAGCTGGGCATTAGCTGGTTATGCTGTGGCTACGCGCTCTGGTTCTGTCTCTTTCAAGCGGGGAAAATGGTATTGTTATTCAGCAAAGGCCAAGACGAGGCCAACGAGCTGCTCAGGCGCGTCAAGGTGCTGTATGAGCGGCTGCCCGCGTGGCTCAGAGACGCCGCGCCGCAGCTTGCCAAGCCGGCCAATACGCAGGAGATGGTATGGACGCACGGCTCGCGGATTCGCAGCCTGCCGGCCTCGCCCGGCGCTGGGCGCAGCTTTACCGCGTCGCTGGTGGTGCTCGACGAAGCCGCGTTCCTGGCCTTTGCCGAGCCGCTCTACACCGCGCTGAAGCCGACGATCGACGCCGGCGGGCAGCTGATTGTGCTCTCGACCGCCAACGGGATCGGCAACCTGTTCCACCGCCTCTGGACGCGCGCCTCAAGCGGGCTCAACAGCTTCAAGGCGATCTTCCTGCCATGGTGGAGCCGCCCCGGTCGCGACGCGGCCTGGTACGCTGCCCAGGAGGCCGAGTACACCGATCTGGCGATGGTGCGCCAGGAGTATCCGGCGACGGCGACTGAGGCGTTCTTAGTGACCGGACGCACGCGCTTTTCCTCCGACTGGGTGACACGCCAGGCGCGGCATGTGCGGCCGGGACTGCCGCGCAACGAGTGGCCCGAGTCGCTCCGCGCTACCCCCGGACTCACGATCTACGTTTCTCCAAAGCCCGGCCGGCGCGTGGTGATTGGCGCCGACGTGGCCGAGGGACTAGAGCACGGCGACTACAGCGCGGCCGTGGGCATTGATGGAATGACATGGGAGGAGCTGTTTCACCTGCATGGCCACTGGGAAAGTGATGAATACGCGGTGATGCTCGATCTGCTCGCGCGCGCCTATAACGCCACGCTGGCGATCGAGCGCAATAACCACGGGCATGCGGTGCTGGTCAAATGTAAGATGCTGCATACTCCCAAAATCGCGCTCGGACACGACGATCGGCCGGGCTGGCTCACGAATAGCCAGACCAAGCCGCAATCAATTGACCTGCTGGCGACCGCGCTCCGCGACGAAAGCGCGATCATCCATACGCAGGCGACCCTTGATGAATTGCAGATCTACCGCGTGCTGAAAGATGGATCGACCGGCGCGCCGGCGGGATATTTCGACGATCGGGTGATGAGCTGGGCAGTGGCGCTGATGGTCGCACGCAAGCCCGCACAGTCGTTCAGCGCCGCGAGTGGCCCGGCGCGCTTCCCGAATGCGCAGCCGATTGGAGGTCGACAGGGATGAACGTTGTACGCAAGAATCGTCCTGATGACGATCCGGCCGAAATAGAAGCTATGCAGCGACAGATCG